CTAATTGAGCAGGACTAACAGAAATCCTTTTACCCAACCTTCTTTTGTCTGAAATTTCAAGGTGTTTGGGGTTTACACAAGAGGGATTAAAACATGTTTGAGTGACAACCTCATTTGGAGCGACAACACCACGAAACATCATAAATGAATATCTACTGGCGGGTATAGTTTTACCCATAACAGAAAACATACCATGACCTGTTTTATTTTTTGAGGCAAGCCATGTGTGACATTTTGTGTTTGTTTCTGAACTGTCTATTTTCTTGAGAAATCGTTCAGATATTTTTTTGCTATCTATTAATTTATCTTTATTCATGTAGTCTTTCTGTATATTTATGATAACACTTAATATTTATGATTTTAGAGAACTGTAAAATAATAAATAGATTCAATATGGCAATAAACCATAATTAATATTGAACCAATATCGATAGGAGATAGAAGATGCCTTTTACAGTTAGTCCGGGCGTTGTAACCAAAGAAATTGACTTAACTACTGTTGTACCTGAAGCTTCTATGACTGAGGGTGGTATTGCGGGACCTTTTAATTGGGGCCCTGCGTATGAACGAACAATAGTGTCAAATGAATCAGAGTTATCTGGTATCTTTGGGAAACCAGACGCAGCGACATATAAAACATTTTTCACTGCTGCAAGTTATCTCGCATATTCTGCGAATCTTAAAGTAGTTCGTACACCTAATACATCCGATGCTAAGAACGCAACACTGGATGCCTCAAATACAGTCTACATCGCAAATGATGAAGATTATGAAAATACGTATGACCCCTCCATGGGAGGATCACAGAGCAATTATTATGGATCCTTTGTGGCAAAATATCCTGGCGCTCTAGGAAATACTTTAAAGGTGTCTATATGTGGAGCTTCAAAAGCAAATACAAATTCAGATGGTACACTTAATGCAAATACAGATGTTGCATTAACAGGAGATACTGCTTGGACAGCATCTGGCGGTGTTCTAGCCGGAACAAATGGATCAGCGTATCTAACAGAATTAAGCGTGGGTGATGTTATCACGGTTGGTGGACAAACATTAGTTGTACTCACACTTTCAAGTGATTCTGCTGGCACGGCGGGTAGTGCATATGGATCAGACATTGGAGCTGGAGCCGCTGTTCGTAAAAAGAGATCAGCATTTGCAGAACCTGTAGCACAAATGATCGGAACCGCCGCTGTTACTGCGAACGGCTCTGTTATAACAGGAACAAATACACAATTCACCACACAAATAACTGTTGGTGATATAGTAACAATTACTGGATCGGGTGATGAGAGAAAGGTTACAGCAGTAACCAATGCAACATCCGTAGTAGTTGATGAACCTTTCGTTACTACTCAGACAGGAAGTACATTTTCACGTACATGGGAATATGCCGGTTCATTTGATGATGAGCCTACTACAACATCTGGAACCGCAAAATGGGGTGGTGCATATGATGAGATTCACGTAGTAATTGAAGATGAAGATGGTGACATTGCGGGTGCTAATAATACAGTAATAGAAACATTTGCAAGTTGTTCTGTGGCCGATGGTAATAAATCAGAAGATGGACAAAGTAATTACTATAAGGATATAATTAATAGAGGTTCAGTATATGTTCGTTGGATGGATCATGACCCAATGGGTGATGCAGATGCGGCTTATGGTACTACAGCATGGGGTGGAGCTGTAACAGCGACATATAATGCAAAAGGCGGAATTTCTACAGCGAGTATGACCGGAGGAAGTGATGGGTCCGCATCTACTGATGGAAATATACAAATTGGATTGGATGAATTTAAAAATACAGAGGAAGTTGATGTAACACTTCTAATGACAGCTGATGCATCTGCAGCAACACAAATATATGCAATTAATAACATCGCAGAATATCGTAAAGATTGTGTAGCATTTATTTCACCTTTAGAGGCACATGTTGTTAATAATGCCGGCCAGGAACTCACAGATGTAAGAGGACATAGAGATTCAATGCCTAGTTCATCTTATGCAGTTATGGATTCCGGATGGAAATATATGTACGATAAGTACAATGATGTTTATCGATATGTACCATTAAATGGTGATATTGCTGGATGTTGTGCATTTACAGATCAAAATGCTGATCCATTTTGGTCACCAGCTGGAGCAACAAGAGGAAATATCCGTAATGCAATCAAACTTCCTTTTAATCCAAATAAAACACAAAGAGATGGTCTTTATAAGAAGGGTGTCAATCCTGTAGTAGGAATGCCCGGTCAAGGAATATTACTCTTTGGTGATAAAACATTATTAGCAAAACCATCTGCGTTTGATAGAATCAACGTAAGACGGTTGTTTATCCTTTTGGAAAAATCTATCGCTAATATGTCTAAAGCCTTTTTATTCGAATTCAACGATGCGTTTACACGTTCAAGATTTGTATCTACTGTAGAGCCTTTCTTGAGAGATGTTCAGTCACGACAGGGTATTCAAGATTTTTCTGTTGTTTGTGATGGATCTAATAATTCAACTGATGTTGTTGATCGTAATGAATTTAGAGGAGATATCTACGTAAAACCTTCACGTTCAATTAACTTCATTCAGTTACAATTTGTTGCTGTAAGATCGGGAGTTGAATTTAGTGAAATTACCGGTGGATAAGTAATATAAATATAAATATAAAGATGAGGAAAGACGATAACTTGCGAAGGCAGCACTTGTAAAAAAGACTTCCTCATCTTTTGTTTTTAAATTAAATAACAGTTATTGGCGCAAAAGCGTTAAAAGGAAAAAAATGGCAGATCCAGTAGTACCAAAAGAATTTGAAATGTCCACGTTTATGGGCCAACTGACCAACGGAGGTGCGATGGCATCTTTGTTTAGAGTCAATTTTACCGCGGCCGGCTTTGGTGCTACAGCATCGACAACATCGCCGCTTCAAAGTTCGGGCCCTTACAGAGCAAAAACCACATCTTTTCCAGCTTCTACAATCACTACCGCAGAGGTAGCTTATATGGGTAGAACTGTAACAATTCCTGGTAATAGGGAAGCTCAACAGATAACCACAGAATTTTATAATGATGAGGATCATGGTTTACGAGGTGATGTATTAAAATGGATGGATCATATTAATGGGCATGCAACAAACCAAAGGAAAAAGGGAGCTCTATCATACGGTAGTTATCGTGGCCAAATGACGATTGAGCAAATGGGGAAAGATGACCCGGGCCAGGCAGGCACCGTCACAAAAAATGCAGTTACTATATATAATTGTTGGCCAAGTGAAGTAGGTGAAATTAGTCTTGATTGGGAAACTAACGAAGTTCAAACATTTGAGGTAACTTGGGAATTCTCACACTGGACACAAACAGCAGGGTCCGTTGGCGCTGTGGCTTCATAATAAAAACATAACATAGGAAAAAATGCATGGCTATTGAATTATTTGGATTTTCTATAGGAAGAGTTGATAAGGATGAGCAAAGGAAGAAAGCCTTTGCTCTACCTGAACCAGAAGACGGTGCGATTGAAGTTGGTCCCACAGGAACAGCATACGGAACGTATGTAGACCTTGAGGGTTTCGCAAAAAATGAATTAGAGTTGATCAAAAAATATAGGGAAATGGCACAATATCCCGAATGTGATCAAGCAATAGATGATATTATTAATGAGGCGGTCGTTGTTAATAGAGAAGAATCTCCTATTAGTATAAGTCTAGAGAAATCAAATCTATCCCAGCCCATTAAGGATAGTATTCAAACCGAGTTTAAAGAGTTGGTTCGTTTACTTGATTTTAGAAAAGTGGGATATGAATTACTTAAAAAGTGGTATGTCGATGGTAGGATGTATTTTCATATTATCATTGATGATAGAAACCCTAAACGTGGTATATTAGAACTACGCCCTATTGATCCCCTAAAAATAAAAAAGATTCGACAACCTAGAATAAAGAACGGCCCCGATGGTGTTCAACTCGATACTAGTGGTTTCAATGAATATTACTTATTTAATGAGCACGGAATTACAAATCAAGCAGGTGGACAAACAATACAAATAGCATCTGATTCAGTTTCTTATGTTCATTCTGGTGTATTAGATCCTGAACGTAAATTAGTATTGGGACATCTACACAAGGCAATCAAACCACTTAATCAATTACGTATGATTGAGGATTCGGTAGTCATCTATCGTATCTCACGTGCGCCGGAACGTAGAATATTCTATATTGATGTAGGTAACTTACCAAAAGTTAAAGCTGAACAGTATCTACGTGATATTATGAACAAATACAAGAACAAACTTGTGTATGATTCACAGACTGGTGATATTAAAGATGATCGCAAGCACATGAGTATGCTAGAGGATTACTGGCTTCCACGAAGAGAAGGTGGTAGAGGTACAGAAATTACAACATTACCGGGAGGGGAGAACCTTGGTGAGTTGGCCGATGTTGAGTACTTCAAAACAAAACTATACAAAGCACTTAATGTTCCCCCTTCACGGTTAGAACAAGATTCAGGTTTTATACTAGGAAGAGCAGAGGAGATTTCAAGGGATGAAGTTAAATTTACTCGTTTTATTGAAAGATTAAGAAATAGATTTCAAATGGTGTTCGATGATCTCATTGAAAAGCAGTTATTACTTAAAGGTGTGATTGCTTCAGCTGATTGGAAACTCATAAAAGATGAAATAATATACGAATGGAATTCAGATTCTCATTTCATGGAACTAAAAGATTCTCAAATGATGAAAGAAAGAATAGGTATATTAGTTCAGGATATGGGTTATAGAGAAGATGTTGTTGGTAAATTCTTCTCCAAAGAGTATATAAATAAGAATATACTCAAGTTGACACAAGAGGAAATAGATGAAATTAAAGACCAAATTGAACAAGAGAAGGCTGAAGGTCAACCGGCTGAAGGTGAGGAAGAACCTCAGGATCAATGGTCAGAATATGATCCAACAGAGGGAAAACCAGACTTAAAAGTAATAAGTGGTTAAAATTTATAAATAGTATAAATATAATAGAGATTTAATAGGAGAATATATGTCTGAAGCAACTGCTATTGACAATGTAGTATCATTATCATTTAAGGGTGATGCTGCTGCAACAAAGGATGCGATTGGTACTGCACTACAACAAAAAGTTATGGTAGCATTAGAAGATAAGAAAAAAGAGATCGCAAGTTCCTTTTTACATCAAAATGAAACAGCAGAAGTGGAAGAACCCACAGCTGAGGCATCTATGACAGAAACAACGGAGACTCAATGAAATTATTGTCAGCAAAGACTGCCACAACTGCTACTAATTTAAGTTTGAGTAATGCAACGTGCGTTGCAGTTTATTGCTCAGCTATTTCAGTTATTTCTGTAATTGAAAGTGATGGAACTGCAGATGATACGGACGGAACGGTTCAGGGTTCTATTACTTTACCTGCTGGTTCAGTAACAAAAATTAATAAAGATGCAGATCAATTTATTAGAGCAGATGTAACAAATGGTACTTACACCGCAATATCACCTAATAACTGGTAGATAGAGGAGAAATATGAAGCTTATTTGCGAAACATTAGAAGATGTGGAATTTATTTGCGAAAGCGATAAACAGGGAAAGAATTACTTCATTGAGGGTGTATTTATGCAGGCTAATATGAAGAATCGCAATGGCCGATTATATCCTAAAGCTGTATTACAAAAAGAAGCCAAAAGATATGATCAAAATTACATCAAACAAAACAGAGCTTTTGGTGAATTAGGACATCCAGAGGGACCTACAGTAAATCTCGAAAGAGTTTCCCATATGATACAAGAATTAAAAGAGGATGGAAACAATTTCGTGGGTCGAGCAAAAATAATGGATACACCTTACGGAAAAATTGTAAAGAATCTCATTGATGAAGGTGCCCGTTTGGGAGTTTCATCTAGAGGGATGGGTTCCTTAAAACCCATGGGGCGTAATTGTAGTCAAGTACAAGATGATTTTTATCTTGCTACAGCTGCAGATATCGTTGCCGATCCTTCCGCACCACAAGCATTTGTTAATGGTGTTATGGAAGGTAAAGAATGGATCTGGGATAACGGTATTCTTGATGAACGCCACATCGCCCGAATCGAAAAATCTTTGAAATTGAAATCTACAACTGAGGGTCAGATTACCGCCTTTGAAACTTTTATGTCAAAATTATGAATTTACTAAATATAATAAATAATTGTACACATTATCATTTAGATAAATGTAAACACAAAAATAAATTAGGAGACCTTAATGTCTGAAGAAATTTTAGAACAAGAGTCTGAAGAAATAGCAGAAGAAGAACTTTCAGAAAAAGCAAAAGCGAAAGTTGAACAAGATTCTTCAGACGAACCAGAAGAGGATGAGGTAGAGGAAGGAAGTTTACCTCCTGCGCTTCAAAAAGCCATCGATGCCAAAAAAGGTAAAGGTGACGAAGAGGATGTTGACGAGGAAAATGGAGATGATGAAGACGATGAAGATGTCGAAGAATCACAAGACTTTGAACGCGACAAGAAATCCAAATGGGACGGAAAAACCGGCTCAAAAGTCGAAAAAGAAATCAAAGCTGAGTCAGCTGTACCAAAAACTAAAAATGGTATGTTGAAAGCTGTTTATGAAATTGCTAACGGACTGAAAAAAGATCAG